CACTGATACGTTTGCCTAATCCTTTGCTACCCTTAACAGGATCTGCGTCTTTGTGTTGTTCAAAGAAGTCTTTAAACCAGTCGTAATCACGAATGTTTACAAAGTCAAAGTCGTCATACTGCAACATTTTAACAGCGAGTCTGGTGCCATATAAGCTCCAAATACCGTGTTCAATATCTCGACCAATAGTCATCCAGGTGAGCAATCGTTGATAGTTAGCGGCATGCATTGTAGTGCTCCACTCGTCAAAGGCAAGCAATCGACCTTGCTCCATTGATAGCTTTACGCCTTCCCGGAAGCCTACACGAAATGCCTGATAAGGGCTACCGTTCGTATGTACGTTGCTCCAGCATCCAGGCAGTTCTTTGTAGCGTTGAAAGTCCCAGCAAAAGTCTACTGCATCACGTTCTTCATCAGCAAGTTCATGACTTTTCATGTTAGACAAGTGTTCAGTACTCCACATCTTTAGGCCGCCATTGCCATACATAAGACCATTTGTGACTTGACGTCCACCCCAGGTGTAGCTAACTTGCCCGTTCATGTTTTGGGGCAAGGACTTAGTAAAGAATTTTGGATCAACTTGATTGTCAGCATCAACTGTAATAACATAATCGCTCATTGGAAATGCATCGGCTGCGGCTTTGTGGCAAGCATCAAATCCCTTTACACCATGCACACGAGTAATTCGTTTATGCGGAACTACTTGTTGCAACAGGTCCCAATGTGCATCAGCATTTGGTTCGTCGAAACTTAAAAATACAACCGGAATATCTGCAAAGGTAGTTCTTGTATTTTGTTTCTTTGGCTTAACGTTAAACATTGACATTTTTAAATTCTCCTCGCAACCAATCCCAGTCGTTAATTTTATCAAGCATTGTTAAATCATCGCTGTACTGTAGGCCAAACCAAGATCCAGCCTGTGCTCCTAATACACTGTATTTTCCATTGTGTGCTTCCCAGCCCACTGTGGCCCAATGCAGTCTGCGGCGACTGCATTCTTCAATTTCTGCCCAGTAAGAGTAAATGTTTGACTCATGACTATAACGATCTGCAATTAATACACTTTGCACTCGACGATATGTTGCACGTTTCTCCAGTGGCCAATCTGATTGTTGTGATACGTATTCTGCTAGCTTGTTTAATTCTTCATTTTTAGTTGCAACTGCTTTGCGTACACGACTTTTAATCATACTCAATGATGCAAGTTTAGCACATTCACGGAACGCACCAATCCAAGCCGATTCGGGCGTAGCGTTGAATCGTGTTTCGCAACTAACCTGCTCTTTACTAACTGTTGCGCGACCAACAGTAGTAGATAGGTCAATGCGCCATTGTTTATCTTCTAAGAATGGCTCCCGAGGAAACATCTTGATGCCGCCATATCCGTATTCGAGGCCATTGACAGGATTACGACTAGGCCATACTATAACACACTCTGTTTCTGGAATTCCCCAGTGTAATGTTTTGGCATCAGGTTCCCAATGAAATTTAAACCCGTCGAGCACCCATGCGTCTGCATCAACTACATAAAAGTTTTTAGTAGTGCTTAACTGAGCGCAAGCACGATGTACTTCGTAGATGCCTTTTACGTTATCAACACGCTTTGCCAAGGGAGCAATTTGGAGCAAGCGTTGCCAATTGTCTTCGCTGCCTTCTTCGCCCATTGAGATAAAAAAGATATCTAACATTACTCAGCAATAAACTGTTCAACATCGCTTTCTTTAATGTGCGGTGCTAAACGATGTGGGTTAAAAAAACTTGCCTTGAAGAATCTGCTACCAGCTTCATCAAGTTCAGCAATATCCAATTTTAATTCTTGGCGTAGCAGTTTACCTAACTTTACAGTTTCGGCCATAAGTGCTGTTTTACTCCACGAGTACTTTGATACCGGACATGTTTCTTCATTGCCAGCGAACATTGGCATTACTGTTTCGCTCCAGTATTGATTGTGCCATTCAAAATCTGCTACCAATTTGTAGTCCCAGTCTTTACGTAAGTTAGTCAAGTAGCAACCTAGTCGAGCACCATACATGGCCCACAAACCATTTTGAACGTCTTGGCCAGCACTCATCCAAACTAACAGTCTGCGATGATTCTTAAAGTTATTGCGAGCGGCAATTTGTCTCCAGTCCATTGGCTTGCCATCGTGTAGTGCTAACTTAACACCTTCACGGAATCCTGCGCGGTATGCTTGATAGGGAGTAGAGTTATTATACACATCACTGTAGATGTTGTTTAACTGATGGTAATGAATGTCCCAACAGAAATCCACTGCGCCAGCACCACCATCTACTGCTTCGTGTGTACGCATTTGCTCCACAACTTTCTTGGGCCATAGTTTAACGCCTCCGTTGCCGTACACGAGACCATTGATAACGTTCTTACCACTCCAGCTTAATACGTCACTGCGATCAAACTTAGTTAAGTCTAATTCCATTTCAAAAAAGTCTGGGCGAACTTTGTTGTCAGCATCAATTGTAATAAAGCGTTCTGTTTCGGCAAGTTTTGCGGCGGCTTTATGGCAAGCATCGCTACCATACACACCATGGCTGCGTTTGGCCCACGGGCACTTTTCTAGCAAGTCTGCATAATTCTCATCTGCGTTAGGTTCGTCATAGCTGATAAACACTACGTCAAATTCTGTAATTGGGGTTTTCATTGGAGTACTCCGATATCTATGTTATTAGCTTTATATAACAAACTTGGGACCACATGGTCTGGCCAATTTGAAATCAATTCAAACGGATGTTCTTGTCGTAGCATCAATGCAGGTAATTCTGCCCATGCTACAAAATAGTCAGGATCTGGTTGGGATAATACTGCCACCGACAAGTTGCCAGTAAGCTGATCAATTGCACAGCCCTGTGTGTAATGACTTTGCACCCATAATGAACCATTCTTAGAGTATACGCTAAGATGCTTTCCGGGTCCTGTTCTACTAAGAATTGTACGTTCGTCAATGATTTCAGAAAACTCAAAGTGCTGTCGAGCTCGTACAAAGTTAAAACTGTCTGTAACTGGTTGCATATTGATACGAACTTCTTGTCCATGGTACAATATTTTTTGTATAATGTCATGGTCCATAAATGCCCATAGGCGCTTTTCCCAAAATCCACGTTCAATGACTTCAGCTAAGTTAATTGAATCGTATCCAAATAAGTTATGTGGGTCTTGTGCATCGCTAATAAAAAACGGAATACTATCGGACATCGTGTTTCTATCCAGGCCATCTTTTACTCTTGTGGTCCAAGTTCGACTTGCTTCAAATCGAATATGTCCTGTGTCTGCAAATAGTGTTGCCCTTAAAGAAGCTGGTGCGTAGCTTTCTGATTCTGCCGCGGATAACCATCCACGGTACACTTGTTTCTTTTTATACTCAAGCGGACGTCTTATGTCTACTAAGTCAAGTACGCCAAGATTCTCATTGAGAGATACTCTGTAATCATTTTGATTGCTTTCACCTGCTAAAATTTTCTTAACACGAGCATAGTCAACTATAAGCACACCAGCAACTTGCTTATCGCCTGGCTCGATTGATTTTATCTTGCCTGTGTGCTCGTCGTAATTAACGCACCAAAACTCTGCTCGTTTCTTTTCTCGTCGACGTACTTCAAACTTTAACTCTGCCATGATTACCAATATTCCAACGGCTTAGTACTACCAGCTAACCAAACCGGATGTAGCTGTGCGTGATTTTCAAGTTTGAAGTTTCCATTAGCAGGATAGAAGGCAATCCAATCATGCCACATATGACTTGCATACATAACAGGTGCAAGCTCTAGATCACGTACAGACAAATCAACAATTTTAAACCACTCAGGAGTTTCCCATAATCCGGTTGCGGCTATTACAGCAAGCAAATGCTCGATCCGTACTTGATCTGGTTCTGGCACATAGTTGGGCCAGTATAGTGTGCTATCCAAATCAGGTAAGATTTCAAAACTCTTTTTAGCTAATTCAGGATCGCCGATAACCATTAAATAGGGCCAAGCTGTAATGTCGTTTTTCTCGATAGCGGCACGTGCATTTATCTTATGCGGTTCAATTGAGACGCCGCGGTGATCTGTTCCGGTACCGGGCATGAGATTTATTTTCTTTGCGACTGCTAGTTCAGCGACTGCTATTGTTGTTTGCCGTGTACATGTGCCAGCCAAACAAATAATGTCGCCTGCTTTTAAGTCAAGAGTAGCAAGTTGCCTAATCTGACGGTACGGGTCTGCTTCAACGTTAACTATATTAATTTCAATTTGTGCGTTGACAAACTTTGCATCCATTGATGTAATTTTAGCATGGTCATCATAATCCGGTGGCGTAATAATATGTAGTGTCATGCTAGTTCTTCCATGATCTTTTCGTAGTTGCGAAGAATACTTTTCTTGTTCATCATATGAACATCTTCCCCTCGAACTTCAACTACAATATTTTTCCACTCTTCGGGTAAGTTGCTTAACATTACCCAATGATTAGGACCCTTAACTTCTACGATGTCATCGCGCTGATCTTGGTAGCGCATGTAATTTGGAATCTCTCCAATAAAGCCGCCATCTTGCCAGCCGTTGACCATGTGCGCGGCAATAGAGGCAGAATAGTCGGTACGGTACAATGTACCTGGAAACTTGTACAGGAAGCGATAGTACTCCCAGTTTTGTTTTACAGCGGTCCATACATTAAAGAAGTGTTTGGCTTCTTCGCTTTTGCGCCAATAAACTACAGTACTCCACCACATGCGAATACCAGCATAGTGCAACCAACGTTCTGTTGTGTATGGTTCTTGCATTTGCAAGTTGCGAGCGTCACGATACATTGCTACATCATACTGGCTACCAAATAGTTTTGACAAGTTGTCATTGCCGCATAGATAATCAGTATCAATTAAAATTGTTTCATCAAATGGACTTAGGTTATAAATGTCGTGTTTGTTTGTGTTTGTAAATTGTGCGTTGAAGCTGTGGTATGCGCCGTCGTGATGGAGACGCATGTTTCGTTCGTATTCAGGATTAGTAAGGATAATGTCATCCCAAGCGGCATTCATAATTGCTTGTCCGTGAGTTTCTTTACACTGCTCTAAACTTGCTTGATTGGTCACAAGGACAACTGGAATATCGGGCATGTACTTTTTACAGGCATACGCCGCAACAAGGGCTAACTGAGTGTAGTCCAACTGTTCGTTGTTGTAAGCGAACATCATAAAGCCGCGGGTGCTCATATTACAGCCCTACTATTTTTGCAGTGCTTCGTGCGGCTTTAAGTTTTTGTAGTTCTTGTTGCTTTAGTTCCATGGCAGCATCATACGCTGTTAGCAACTCTGTTAGGAACTCATTTGGATTTTCAATTTGGATAACGTTGCCGCTGTTATCTTCAACCAACAGCCGGTCTGATCGCATGGCTCTAAGCCCAACAAACGTAATCAATGTTTGGGTTGATTTAAAAATTGCATTTTGGTAAGACACAATCAAAGCCGCATTTACTCGTGCTTCAATGTTTTGGCGCTGAACTTGTAGCGTTAGTCTATAGTTGGCAAAGGCCAATGCATCATTTAGGCGGTTATCCATTTGGTTCCAGAATTATTATGTACGTTGTTATTTACCAACGTACAAATCCTGGTTTAACCAATTAGATTTCTTGCCAAGGCGTGCTCACTGAAATAGTAGGAGTTGGAAGGTCCAACGTTACCCCATTTTCCGTTACTGCTGATGGTTGAGAAACAGATACTGCCATTGTAATTGTACCTGTTACTTTAGTACCTAAACCAGCATGGTCAAGCAAAGTGCGTAGGCGCAAACGGTTGTTTTCAATGTTGCCATAGATCTTTACTCTGCTCGAAGCGTATCCGCCATAGCCACCATAGCCGCCATAGCCACCATAGCCGCCATAGCCACCATAGCCACCATAGCCACCATAGCCACCGTATCCACCATAGCCACCGTATCCACCGTATCCACCATAGCCACCATAACCACCATAGCCACTGCCGCCGCCTGATGGGCTAGTGTATAGTAGTTGCTCACCAAGGACCAACTCTGCAAATCCAACGTCCTGGCTGATACCGCGGTTGTTTAAGCTAGACATTGTCTCAACGTTTAGTCTTAATGTACCTTGATCTGTAAAAATTCCGCGCCAAGTATGGTAACCTGCGCCGCTGCCGTCGGCAATTGAAAATGCCAAACGGATGTCGCCACCTGCATTGAAAAAGTGACGAGCACTTTCGTACCCTTCAAAGTCAAGTTCAACTACGTTTTCTAACTGGTGTTTCCATTCTGGCACCGTACTAACAACCGTTCGAATTGTTGATAGTGTAGTCAATGCCGGATCAACTTCGTTGCGAGAATTTCGTGCAAAATCAAGTAGGCTTGTCGCAGTATTAAAAAATTCTGCTGTTACTTTTTCGCCTTGGGAAACAATAACAAGTTCTTGGTCAGTACTATTTGTCCTGTATGTGCTTAGGTTAATGCGATTGACTAACTCGTTAGTAAAAGCCGCGGTTAGCTTTTGCTTTGGCTGAACATATTCAACGTTTTCGCCGCCCCAACCCCAACGAATGTCGTCTCGAGTCTGTGGCTCAGTGGAAGGACCTTTGCCCGAGTGTGTATCACCAAACAATTCATTAACATCAGATGCTAATTTGTTTAGGTCTTCAGCAGTAATTTTTTTACGCTGAATAGCCATTATCGTGCCCCGACTGTAGCTTCGACCTTGCCGATGCCTTGTCCGCTAAACTCGCCTAAGCTACGGCCAATAATGCTCCAGGCTGGATCTTCTTGTGTAGCCGCTCGTGCAACACCAGCAATATCACTGGATACCAAGCGATCACCACGATTAACTGCACCAACTACTTTAACTGGGATACGGCCAGCAACTGCAATTGGCAATGCGTTCTTTTCACGCTTTTGTTTTGCGTTCATCAAGTAAGCTGGACGAGTTGAAACAATACCGAAAATATTTGTATCAGCTGATCCTGTTGTTTGTGTTACTTCAGCGGCCCCGCCTAATGCAACTAATGTACCTGGTTCATAACTTGCGTCGGCTGTGTAAATTTCAGCAACGTCAGCAAACTCAGCTTCCATAGAAATACCACGCAACTTAAATGCGTTTGTATCAAACCCAGTCGAATCGCGGCCGCTGGTATTCATGTTAATACCTTTGCCAATTACGTCAAATCCTGGTACAGCATGTGAGTTAGCAATAGTAAAGTCAGCGTCAGAACTGACGATCATGACGCACACACCCATTGCATATAATCCAACAACTTTGTGTAGGCTACTGTTAGTATCTAACAAATCCAAGAACGCTAGACCTGTTGCAGTTTCTCGATTGCCTTGGAACGCACCAAAGTTCATCCAACCGTTGCCGTTTGTACCTGGCAGCGTTGCGTCGGCTGTGTAAATCTTAATGGCATTGTTTGCAGTATCGTACCAAAAGTCACCGCGGATCGACGTACCGACAGTTGGTACTGAATTTTGTGCGGCTAAAAACGCAATAGTTTTCCAGTTGGAATTATCTGCGTTTAGCTTTAATCTGCGTTCGCCTGTATCAAACCATTGTTGGCCAGTTACTGGGCTAATTGGTTCAATGCTACTTGCAAAGTTTTCTAGCAAATGAACAAAGTTTTCAGCGATCAACTCGCCGTAGCCAAGATAGTTCTTGCCTAATAAATTTAAACTGGTTGATGTGTTGTCGATTTCCCCGTCAATTAGGTTAACCAACACTTCACCGTTTGCTTTGTTTACTTCGTATGCCATTTCTCATGTCCTTTTGGCTTATTGCCTTTGTATATTTAGTTTAAATTTGGATTAACCAGCTTGAACTTTTAGAGTGTATACAATCTGTATACGCTGATTGTGACTCTTCTCCACCGGGTGGAAGATAAAGTGCGTAAGCAAATTACCAGAATTTAAACCTGCTGTCCCTTTTGTTTTTAACGCAATTTCGTCAAATACCATTTCGCCATCTACGCTTGTAGTTGCATTTAAGCTGTCTTCGGTGCTGTTAACAATGTTAAAAACGCTGTCACTTGCAACGGGATCATTATAGTCCAGTGTTGCTGTTACTACTGTACTGCTGTAAGTTGTTCCTGTAGTATGTGTCACTGTTAAGTTGTTATTAGCAGAATCTGGATTGTTTAGATCTTGTGCGTCAACTACCGTAAAGTATGTTGGATTGTACAGTTCTGAATTTGATCCAAAAACGTTTGGCGTTCTATATGAAATAGAACCGTCGATTGCAGTTACACTAGCACCTTTACCAAAGTGCATTTCACTGATAAAGCTGTTTGTTCCGCGGGCAAGTGCTGTTGCTAACACTTGACTCATATTTTCCTGGTGAATGGCGTTTTCGCCTTCACGCAATACTTCCCCTGTATCAGCATCTGTAATCACAATGTGAGTTGTAATTTTAACTGGTAAAGATGTTATGTTCATAATGATATTTAGTTAGTTATTTTATAACCCACTTTATTCCTCTGCTAAATTCTGGACAGATACTGTGCCATCGCCACGGTTGGACCAAGTTAATGTAATCGACTCTCCAATTGAAACTGCGATATCTTGTTGGGCGTTGTTTAGCTTGTTTGCTTCAACAATTTTACTGTGGAAAGGTTTAACTTCATCAATGTACTTGATGATCAGCTTATCTTTCTTGTTGTAATATGTGCCTACCTTTTCTAACTCACGCTTGCTGGTTTGGAATACATCAAGATATGTTGTTTTTACTACCCAGTCTGCGTTTGAAATTTGAGACAAACTTTCCTTAACCAATGCAAAGAATAACTTGTTAAAGTAGTTGATGTCCTCACCTACAAAGATATTCTTGCGAAGGGCACGCAGGATACTTTCAACTACTTCGCTGATGTCTTCGTCCCAGTATGTTTTGTCCCAAGACAACTTGTCCCATGCATCGTTTAAGCTGCCATCCCAAATTGCATTTGAGAATTGGATTGTACCATTTTTACGATACATCAGTGTTAAGTTGTTGTCAGACTTTGTATATGCCTCAATGACATTGCCATAAGCATCGACAATGCTAAAGTTTGTTACTGTGCTATCAAGTGTACCAATTTCTTCAGATCGGATTCGTACTTGTTCGTTGCCAACTGTGTAGCCCGACACGATGTAATCAACATAGTCCCAATACTGCGTTAGATCCTTTTCATATGATCCGTTTAACGGTTGATACTTTATCAAGTAGCGGTCCCAGTCTGGTTTGCTAATTGTGTCAATGTTTAGCAAGTAGTCGTTGGCTGCTGTGATAAGAGTTCTGCGTGCCGCAATGACGTCCTTAAACCAAGATTGTGGTCGAGGTGCGTACTCATTACCGTAACGGCGTAATGGGTGTAAGCTGGCGTCAGGTACTTTACGACGAGTATTAACTACTGCATAGTATCCTTCTGTATTTTCGTAAGGGTCCTTAATCAATGCACCAGCGGCACTCTTGATAATAAATCTCTGCTTGATATCCTTGGCAAGACCACTTGCAACAAAGTCATTGATAGTTACATAAATCTTATGATCTGCAGATGTTGCACGACGAACAGTGTTAATGTCATAACGAGTATCATCGAGATTTTGAAGAATTGGATAATCGCTACCGCCGTATGTGCTAGTAGCAACATCAATGCCATTGTTCTTGATGTACACATAATCGCCTTTGCGATATTGTCGACCAACAACATACTCGTTTAGTTTGTATGCTTCTCTGTAGTTGTCGCGACCAACAATACTCGACGACAATCGTTGATACAAGAAGTCGTCAATGACGTCTACGTTTTCTGTTACTAGTACACTGTTGTTATGCACTTGTTCAGGATTTAAGTTTTGCTCAATACGTAAGATAACTCGATCTTTGTTTCCAAACACACCAGAAATGTTAGCAACGATAAATGCATTAGTATCAATTGGTGCTAGCCAGGCAACACCGTTAACGTCTGGATTGTTTAGTACTGATTCAATTGCAGCCGCAGAATATGCTCTGTTGCCGCCCAGCGGTACTACTGAAGGGCTACGCTTCCAGTAATAGTACGTTGTTGTGCTCGCACCAGAATCTGGATCGGTCGTTACAATTTCACTGTATCTAATTTGACCGTCAGCATTACCGCTAGTATCTAAGTATGCGTCTGGTGCAACGTCTGTAGATGGTAGTTCTGCACTACCTACCCATTCGTAGATGGCAACTTCACTGTCAGCAAAGCGTTCGCCCCAATG